AGAATTGAAATAGAATCCAAAAATGCAGATATAGCACTTAATAAAGATGTCAAAGAATTACGGCAATATCTTCATCGCCTAGACATTGAACAATCAGCCTTTCGGGCTCAGGTAAGAGAAGCCTTAGACATAAAATAATTTAAAGGGGATATTTTTAATGGCTAATTGGGGAAATCAACGAAATCAAGGAAATACACAACCTAATTGGTATGTCGATATGACAACTAAAGAACGAGGTGGAGATGGTAATGTCGCAAATAATGTAATTTATAGGCGACCAAATCATCCAAATGCGGCCGAGACTTTAGAGGCAACCAACCGAGGTTGGGAGCGAGTTGTACAATATAGCGATAGTAGCGGCAAGGGTCGTATCAAGCGAGAACTTGTGGTTGCCCAAAGCGACCTTGCAAACACTCTTGCATACGGAACATCAAATTCAGTTACGGCCAATGCTTCGGGTCCAGTTATTACAGACATTCGATGGCGTGATGCCAATACTACATCTGATAGCGCAGTTGCATATGACTCTGGTCCGACCGATATTGGAATAGTTGTAACATTTTCAGAACCGGTTTATGTAGATGTAACCGGTGGTTACATCCCATGGATACTTGTTAGTTCTACTCCGGCTACACCCGCCGCGGCAATGATGTTTCTTACTTCTGGAAATACTACCAACAAACTTGTATTCGCTAATGTAATGTCTTGGTCGGGTGCAGCATTAGTGGAAGGTGATGTATTACATCTTACCGATAGCCACACTTTTATTACTGGCACTCAAGATGTTATTCCCGGAAGTCCTTGGATCTCGACTGGTATATATGGATTGCAGGCTAATACAGGGCAGGGGAGGAATGCAAACACACCTTATCCAGAGTTGAGGCGCTACGCCAACCTTACTTCAACAGGAGTTAAATCTCCGACAGAGTACGACACATTGACTTTGGCGGTAGACGCCGGAACAAAGGTAGTGGGCGATTAATTTAAAGTTGATTTTCTTTCTTTAGTGTGCTATACTTTATTCGTTATGATTTATATTGATCACAAATATATTCGCCTGCTTTCTTCCCAACTCAGCCATTTTAAACAAAAGGCAGATGAGTTATATAATTTTCGTTGCCCTATCTGTGGCGACTCTCAAAAAAATGATTATAAAACCCGAGGGTATGTCTTTCGTAAGAAACAATCCCTAATCTACAAGTGCCATAATTGTGGTGATAGTCGTTCTTTGGCTAATCTCATTAAACATGTTGATTCTGCTATGCACAGTCAATATATAATGGAGAAGTATAAGTCGGGCACGAATACTGTCAAAGAAAAACCCGAGTTTGTGTTTGAGCAACCTAAGTTCGCAAAACATCCTCCGGGAAAGTTGCTCGCGGACATAGGAGCAGTACGGTTATCGGCTCTTCCAGAAGACCATCCTTCCAACCAGTTTGTTAATAATCGAAAACTCCTTTCAGAGGAAAAGAGGGGGTTGTACTACATTGACGATGAAGAAAAACTAGAAAAATTATCGCATAAGTATAAAGATAGAATTGTTGGTCATGCTGCTAGACTGTTGCTTCCTTTTTGTGACCAAGAAGGAAATATGACGGGGTTGACTGGTAGAGCCCTTGATACCAAAGGGCTACGGTATCTTACCTTGAAATTTAACGAGGATACTGAGCCTTTAATTTTTGGATTGGAGAATTGGGATGGACGAAAATCTACTATTGTTGTCGAAGGACCCCTGGATTCACTTTTCCTTCGTAACTGCATCGCTGTTGGTGGTGCTGATTTTAGTAAACTTGAAGGATTGGTCAGCAAAGAAAATACGACAATTGTATTTGATAATGAGCCGAAAAATAAAGAAATAATTAATCAAATGGAGAAGATGACTAATGCTGGATGGACTATTTGTATTTGGCCAGAAAAAATTTCAGAAAAAGATATTACCGACATGGTAATTGCAGGACAATCGCCAAGAGAAATTGAAAGTGTGATAAATAGAAACAAATTCACAGGCCTACGAGCGAATTTTAAGTTAAATGGATGGAAGAAATGTTGATAGGTAATATGAATGTTAAATTGGTACCGGAGGGCTGTGCGGGAAATGACCTTACGGTTGTTAATGCTGCCAGAGTTAGTTTCAATAAAGAAAGTAAAGAATTTAAAGATAATGATAAAAACTTGATTAGATACCTAGCTAAACATAATCACTGGACTCCCTTTGGGCATTGTACATTACAGTTTAGAATAAAGGCACCAATTTTTGTTGCAAGACAATTAGTGAAGCATCAGGTTGGTCTGACATGGAATGAGGTATCACGAAGATATGTTACGAATAAACCCGAGTTATTTGTTCCCGAGGTCTGGCGTGCGAACCCCGAGAATAAAAAGCAAGGGTCTTCAGAAACCGAAACGGTTGATTGGCTTCTTATTAATGAGAAGTCGGTAACGTCGGCTGTAGAAGGTCTATATAAAAAAGCATTCGGTCTTTATAACGAAATGATTGATGCTGGTGTCTGTGCAGAACAGGCACGAATGGTTTTGCCCCAAAGTCTTATGACAGAGTGGTATTGGACGGGATCGTTGTATGCTTTTGCCAGAGTATGTAATTTGAGGTGTGCAAAGGATACCCAAAAAGAAACAAGAGATATTGCAAATAGCATACATCATTTCATCAAACACAAATTCCCGATATCGTGGAAGTATCTGGTAGGAGAAATTTAAATGTCAATAGCCCCCAATATGTCAATTTTACAACAGTATATACATTCTTCCCGTTATGCTCGTTGGCTACCAGAAATAGAAAGAAGAGAAACTTGGGACGAAACAGTTGATCGTTATGTAGATTTTTTTGAGAGTCATGTCGAATCGACCACCAAAGGGTCAATTGGTGATGTCAAAGACATTCTTCGTGATGCCATTTATAACATGGAAGTCATGCCGTCAATGAGATCCTTGATGACAGCAGGACCGGCATTGGAGAGAGAAAATATTGCAGGATATAATTGTGCGTATATTGCAGTAGATTCGCCACGCGCATTTGATGAGTCTCTTTATATTCTTATGAATGGGACTGGGGTTGGATTTTCTGTAGAGACTTCTCAGGTCGAAAAATTGCCGCCTGTTGCCGAAGAATTTGATGCGACGAATACAACAATTGTGGTTGCCGATAGTAAGATGGGTTGGGCCAAGGCATTGAAAGAATTGGTTGCAATGCTCTATACAGGACAGATTCCGCATATTGATGTTTCTGGGGTTCGTCCTGCCGGGTCTACATTGAAGGTTTTTGGAGGAAGGGCATCTGGCCCAGAACCGCTGGTTGAAACTTTTGATGCATTCAAGAGTACGTTCATGGCTGCTGCCGGCCGGCGATTGAATTCTCTGGAGTGTCATGATCTTATGTGTCATGTGGCATCCTGTGTTGTTGTCGGTGGTGTTCGTCGGGCTGCATTGATTTCTCTTTCTGATTTGACTGACGAAAGAATGCGATATGCCAAGATGGGTCAATGGTATACAACAGAAAAGCATCGTTCGTTTTCAAATAATTCTGCCGTATATAAAGAAAAACCAGATATTGGAATTTTCATGGCAGAGTGGTTGGCGCTCTATAAGAGCAAGAGCGGGGAGCGGGGGATTGTAAATCGTGAGGCATTGAAGAAAAAAGCTGCCGAGAATGGGCGGCGTGAAAGTTCGTATGAGTTCGGGGTCAATCCTTGCAGCGAAATCATCTTGAGGCCAAAGGGATTCTGTAATCTTTCTGAAGTTGTGATTCGTCCTGAAGATACAATGGCAGATCTTGAAAGAAAGGTTGAACTTGCAACCATTCTTGGGACAATCCAATCAACACTCACAAAGTTTCGTTATCTTCGTGCAGATTGGAAAAAGAATGCCGAAGAAGAAAGACTTCTTGGTGTGAGTCTGACAGGAATTATGGATAATAAGTTGACCAATGGAAAAACAAAGGGTCTTGAAGAAGCTCTTGATATATTAAAACAAGTTTCTATTGATACAAATAAGTTCTGGGCAGACAAGTTAGGAATTCCTGTTTCCACGGCAATTACCACAGTCAAGCCATCTGGTACGGTTTCTGTTCTTGTGGATTCGGCAAGTGGGATTCATTCTCGATTTTCTCCTTATTATGTTCGTACTGTTCGGGCAGACAAGAAAGACCCAGTGAGCCAATTCATGATTGATCGTGGAGTTCCTGTCGAAGATGATGTAATTGCTCCAGATCATAATCATGTATTTTCATTTCCTGTGATTGCGCCAAAGGATTCTATTTTCACAACAGATTTGACAGCCATAGAACAATTAGAAAGATGGTTGATATACAAAAGGCATTGGTGTGAGCATAATCCATCATGTACTGTGACTGTAAAGGAACATGAATGGATTGAGGTTGGTGCGTGGGTATATGAGTATTTTGATGAATTGACGGGTGTTTCATTTCTACCGCACACGGACCATATATATAAACAGGCACCGTTCATGGAGATTGATAATAGTGAATTTAATAAGCTCAATAAAAGTATGCCAGAAGATCTTGATTGGAAGGAACTTGGCACCTATGAAACTTCTGATCAGACTGTGGGTTCACAGACAATGGCATGTACCGGAGGGAGTTGTGAAATAATTTAATATGCCAACAGACAAAGAATACAAAGACGATATAATAGAACTTATTTTGGAATGTCAGGAATGTGATATAGAATACTCTATATTTACTGGTATTGATGGTTTCGTTGAAGAAGCTCGCCACTGTCCATTTTGCGGAGAATATAATTTAGATTATGATCGAGTGGAGGAATAATGTTAATTTCGGCAGGAATTGATTATTCGCTGACATGTCCAGCAATATGTACTTATGACCCAAAAGCAGGAGATTTTTGCTTTGAAAATGTCAAATTGTATTTTCGGTCTAATCTGACAAGATTCAAGACATTCAAAGAGGGGAATCTTTCTGGATGTAATCATGGCCCCTGGAAAAATGAAATAAGTCGTTATGATGATATAAGTAATTGGGCAATGGATGTTCTTGTGGGAGATTTTGTGGACGAGGTGTTTTTAGAAGGATATGCTTTTGGTGCCACTGGAAGAGTTTTTAATATAGCTGAGAACACTGCCATATTGAAATATAATATATGGGATGAACATATTGAATGTGATGTCATTGCGCCAAAGCAGATCAAGAAATATGCAACGGGTTCTGGCAATGCATCAAAGGAGGATATGTATGAGGCATTCTGTAAAGAAGCCCCAGGCGTTGTTGACCTTCGGTCAATATTGACGCCGAGGTCATCTGGGGTAATAAGCCCATTGAGCGATGTTGTTGATTCATATTTTATATTGAAATACGGTATATATAATTAAAAAGAAAAATACAAAAATTATGGCAGTTGGCCTTGACAAAACTATATAATGTATGGTATAATCTATGGGTATGATAGGAGAACTTTTTAATGACCAAAGACTTACGCAAAGATGTGCTATATACTATTATGCAGATTCGGAAACAAATGGGAGAGAATAATCCGGCTGCCATATATATTACCAAGGCAGTTAATGAAAAATTATGTTCAGATAAATTAAAAGATTTTATTAAAGAAGAGGATTAAATTTAATGAAAAAACAAGTCGGTGTTATTGTTTGGCAATCTGGCATGAATATAGAGAACTTTAAACAGTCCTATATAGATAGATTTACAAATGTTGATTCTGAGAGGAAAGCGCCGCTAAAGATTACATTTGACGAGTATGAGGAAGAAGGAAATCGTTGGATCGAGGTTTGGGGAGAAGAATGAAATCGTTCAAAGAAATTCTACAAGATGAAGAGATTACTTGGAGTGACATAATTAATGCCTCCACGGCAGACGAATTAAATGAAGTATCTCTTGGAAGGGTATACCAGCATGTGCAAAGAGAAAAATTGCCTTCGTGGACAATTCTTACTTCTTATCGGGATGAAAATAGCCCGTCAAAAAATAAGTCTGATTTCAAGAGACTTCAACAACAGATTCGCTCGGCTGATCTTGGATTTTTTAAGCTGATTGGGCATGGGCAGGAAGAGGATGATGATGGAGAAATTCAGTCCGTCAAGGAACCTTCTCTTTTTGTCCCTGGCATTGATTTGAAACTTGCAAAGAATTTGATGAATCAATATAATCAATGGGGTATTATTTATTCTGGGCCGGAAGTAAATGACAAGATTGTTCTTATTGATAAAGCTGGAAAAACAGAGGATTTGGGAGCATTTAAACCCCAAAAGATTGCACAGTTTTATTCAAAGGTGAAAGGGAAGTCCTTTGTGTTTGAATTGAAAGCCTCGACCATTAATGCGGCACGGGCTTTAGGATTACACGGTAGAAATATACCGGGTATTGATCGACCTATATAATAATAGTGAGATCGTTTAATATGGTGCGTGAATAGTGTTGGCATGTTCGCGTATCCTTTTTGAAGCCAACAAATATGAGGTAAGACTATGGCATTTGCAACAAACTCAAAAACACGAAAGGTCGTTGACTATTTGACTGAGGGACGGACCCTCACATCAGCACAGGCCAACGCACGCTTTGGTATCAAGAACCTTAGCGCAACAATGTCCTCAATTCGGGACACGGTAGAGGCTTATGGTAACTGGGAAGTTACCAAGGATTCTGCCGCGAATGGTTCCACCAAGTATGGAATCGTTCGTCTTTCGTAACACAAAATTCAACTCTAATGATGGCGTTGTGACGACCCCAAACGTTGATTAGGAGTTGAATCCGGGGGGAGAAGGATCAAGGATGTCCAGTGAGGCTCCATCCTTCTCCCCCCTTTTGCCTTTGCCTTTAGATGAAAGGAACATATCATGTCAGAAAGTTTTGAATTTAATATTACTCAAGATAGTTCCGAGCCTATGGGCGGAACTGAATTAATTTACAATAGAGTAATGAATCGTATTGATGATAAGCTGAAGGAAGAGTTTGTTATCATTCCACAAAGAGTTCGTGAACATCACTTGAAGGACGACCGAAAGAAAATTCTTTGGTTGCATGATCTTCCAGAAGATCCTGAGTCCACACATTTAAAGCACGAAGAGAGTCGAGCGCAATTTTCTAAGTTTGTATTTCCGAGCAATTGGGCTCTTTGGGATTTTCATCAAAAGTTGGGTGTTCCATATGAAGACTCTGTTGTTATTCCTAATTGCATTGAA